CCCAATATGTGTTTAGATTTTTGGTCAAACAAAATACAATTAAACAAAGAAGACGAAAAACATTGCGAAACAACTGGAAAACCCTTATTTGTTTCCAAAAATTATTCATCCAATGAAACTTGGAAAAAATGTAGTGATTTGCATCTAGGAAAAAATGAAATTACCGATGAATTAAATAAATTATGTAAGTTGGATTGCGATAATTGTATAATGAAAGAAAATTATATTTTTTTTGGTAATTCTACAAATGAACAAAATATTTCGTTATATTTAAAAAGTATAAAAGACGTAATGAAAAATTATTATCATATTGAAGACACCTATATAGACGATACACTATATGTACCATTTAAAGAACCTATGAAAAAACCAATAGAAGAAATGAGTGAAGACGAACAATTTGAAACATTCAAGATAAATGATGTAAAGGAAAAAAAGGAAATGCCAGAAGAAATAAGCAATATATTTTATAAAATATATAAAATAAACAAAAACTATTTTATTCAATATATTATTTCTAAAATATTAATAGACAAATTAAATAAATAGATTTAATACATTATTAGTAATAAGTAAATAAATAATAAACCTACAAAAAACAAATATATTTTTTCATAATTATCATAACCACCTGAAAATCCCTCTTTGTACATATTCATTTGGTCTTGTAAAATATATTCATTCTTATAATAAGAATAGGATATATCGTCTATATTATCGCAATAACTTATATCCGTAAACATTGATATAAGTTCTGAATTTGTTTTTTTATCTATATTAGGAAATAAAGAAGAACTTTTGATTGGATTGTTTTTAGAATCCATTATTTTATTGTTACTGGAATCGTATAAGTAAATTCCGTAGCCTTCTTTATAATGTATAAGTTCAATTATAAAAAGTAAGCACAATATAGTAATTAAAAAATTTACATTCAACATTATATATTACAATATTTTTTCAAATTACTAAAATAAGTTTTTAAAGATTCATTATATGATTTATAGTCATTTTGAAAAACATCGTTTTTGGATGTATTACCATTGTTTTTTACATCATAAATACTTGCGATAGGAGCATCTTCAATGGTTACATCTTTACAGGTCATTGATTCATGTTTATGTATGAACATACATAAAACAACTATACATAAAAGTATTTCAAGAATCATATATATATATTTTCTATTTTTTATATATGTCGTTGATATATACTTTTCGTGTGACACCGCAAAATCATTATCCACCTAGTGAATATAATTATGTATATGGCAAACCTCAACCTATAAAACATTGGAGAAAACAATACAAAACAAGTGATTGTAATGTAAAAACAGAAACATTCAAGGAGAATGTATGTGATGGTATAAAAGTAGATAATAATTGTATTACTCGTCAAGTAAAACATTTAGGAACCACTAATTTAAATAAAAAATATTATACATCTACAAAACAATATTTACAATCGAGACAAAAAACATATGAACAGCGACAAACTTTAGGCGAAAAAATAAAAGATTATACTTACAAATCTACTTATGATAATTCAGGATGTGTCATATATAAACCAAGTAATTTGGCGTTCAAAACTCAAGGGGGTGTCTCTGCTTCGTTGACCACTATGAAAAATAGAAACAACGAAATTACTAAAAACACCAATAGTTTTCGTTCGCCATATGGATTGAGTGGTGCCAATTTTGGTAAATATCACGGATATTCACCTTATTTTATTAAAAATAAAACCAATGTTTGTTATACAAATTGTTCCTCTACAGGTAAATGATGTTTTTTACACCATTTGATACATTTCAATAAATATGACCTTTTTATATTATCTAAGTTTGTATTTCTATTTTCATCTAATAAATAAGACAATACATGTTGAATATGTTCAATTTGCGTTTGACCTGTAATAGAATTAATTTCTTTTATTTTGTCTAAAAAAATAAGTGGTATCTCTATATTCAATATGCCTGTTATAGATTTATGTTGTACATCATAAGATTTAATTATTTTTTCTATGATTTGGTCTATATTTTGAACCATACGAAAATTAATACATATGATATATTTTTCAGAATTAGCTGGACGACTAGTAAGCGGTTTTATAATATAAATTTCTTCATATAAATAATTCAATAAATAAATCATTTCTACGGATAATGATGTAAATGTGTCAAATAATTTTAATACAAATGAACCGCCTTTTTTTTGTAGACACATCGCAAAACAAATTTGTGAGAAAATCAAATTTAAAGAATGTTCTTCTTGTTTGTTGAAATCCATACTATAGTCAAATCCTCCATCACCTGTCACAAAATCAATACTATGTTTATATTTGTTGTATACATATTCTAGATTCGTTTTATGATATAGATTTCCAGTATTATCATGACCATACTCTAATGAAATATGCTTGTGAATATCCAAATATATTTCATTTTTCTTCCATTTAGGAATGTCATTTCTTTCTTCCATTAAAGTCATTCCATAATATACATCTTTTGGGTTGTTTCTGTAATTTGATAATGCTTCTATAAAGCCACCAGGTCCTTCTGCTAAATGAAATGATATCATTGTGTCAGGAAATGAAAAAGAATAATGGTTCAAAATTTCAATCATTTTAAAATAAGAACGAGACAATGGTTTATAACTGCATATAGGTATTGTATTGTTATCATAAGATGTATTAATAAACTCATATGGATTTGAATATTTTTTGTATTTTTCCCATGATTTAGATTTCTTGTCTATTTCTTTCTTTATATTATGACTATATTGACGCAAAGATTCGTTAATATATACCATAGATTGGTCGTAAATTAATTCTACATCACGTGTTTGTATTATTCCAATAATATCTGAAATAGAATAACTTGTCATAATAGTATTATTATAATGATTTTATATTAAAATGTTATATCTTTTCAAGCGTTATCTTTGATTTCAAACGAACTGGTTTTGATGAGGTAATATATTGTTTAGGTAGTTCTTCCACTTTTTTAGTATTCAAATTATATACCAATTCAGAATCTACATCGTTTATTTTTTCAAACACAAATGCTTTATTCAAAAAAGATATTTTTTTTTCTTCTTTGGATAATTTGGTTTTCTGTTCCTTTTTTTTATAATAAGATTCAAATGAATTCAATTGTATCATTTTGAATCCATAATCATTCATACTTTTTTCAAAATACTTGAAATGAACCAAATATTCATCATTTTCTTTATTGATAGAATCTTGCCATACACCAATTTTGTATCCAAATACTTGCGAATGGTCCAAAAACTGAGAATTATTCTTATATTTTTTGTTGATAGTCCATAGGCGTGAGCCATCTTTATGAAATAATTCACTTTTTTCTTTATCTTTCAAAAGGTCGTATACTTCTTCTCCATCATAACACGTACCAATTAAATGCCCTTTTAACTTGATGGTTTTACAACAATTCCACATAAAATTATGTAACATTTCCTTTGTTTCAAACATATAATGTAGAGAAAACTGTATAGACCCTAAGTCAAATCCTTTTTTTACAATACCAAAATCAGGCATGTTATGAAAACTACTTTTTTGGGTACCAAACACATGGTCGATGACTTCTTTACTGATTTTATTTCCTTGTGAAAAATCATCTTTCAACTTGATTCCAGTGTTTCCTTCTATAAATACATATTTTGTTTTTCCCTTTATTTTTTTAAGTTGTCGAAGATACCGAATACATGCGCCATCATTTACATTGTTGATATTATCCTTGGACAAATCAATCCCTAATACAAAATAAGCATCATTTTCTAACCATTTATGTAAATCACCACCCTTTCCTACTGCAAAATCAATAATATTACATTGACTATTACAAAATTCATTATATAATTTTTTTTTTATATATTTGTTATGAAAATCTCTTAAATTTGTAGTTTTAGATTTTACGCCATCTTTGTTGTAATATACGTCATCATTTTCAACTTCAAATTCTACGACTACTTCTGGGTCGGTTAACATTTCACGCGTTACTGGATTATGAATACTATTCCAATTGCTATTTGCTGTATTTTTATTATTTCCGTAAGATTTATCAAAACGAATTCGTAATGGAATCCAAGCCAAACGTTTATCGTTAGACATATTATATTTAAATTCAACTACATTATTATCATAAATAACATCGTGTTCGGTGGTTCCTTCTTTTTCTTCTTCTACGTATATATGTCCGTTTTCTTCTAGTGGAATATAAGCCATATAAGCATCTTTATCAAATGGATTGGTTGGTATAAATTTGATAGCTTTGTTACTCGAAGGTGAATGTTGTGGTCCTTGTAATAATTCTTGTTGTGGATTTATTACTTCTTCGGAGTTAGAATTACCAACATACAAGTGAATTATCTGATATTTTTGAATGGATTGCCCAATCCATATGCTTTCTGTGATTGGTTCTCCTTGGTCGTTTTTAGGAAATTTTACCAAGAAATCAATTGTATTGAATTCAGGAGGTTTCCATTTAAAACTATGTTTCCAAGCATATTTTTTATTTTTAACAATATCGTCTTTTGACTCCATACCAACGCCTAATGTAGACGACGAAAATATGATACCATCTGTATTATATAAATAGTCTGGTGAATCAATTTGATTCAATACAAACTGACATTGCTTATATAAGCTATTTTTTTCATCTATAAAATAGAATTGTTTATTCTGAAATTTTATGGAATTCTTGTATAATTCAGAATTAGAGTCCTCGTTTATTTTTTGAATCATTTCTTTTAGTTTTGGATATCGTTTGTGTTTAAATTCTTCTTTACGAATATCAATTACTTTATCACCTTTCTTATAAAAGTATATATCAAATCCAGTAAATAAATCAATCCTATTATGATTTTTATCGTATTTGATATATTCGCCATCGATTAACACCTCGCTAAGAGTATCATCTTTTATGGTTCGTCCTGTAAATTGCACCTGAATAGGATTTGTATTTGTTATAAAATATATTTGTTTTTTTTTGGAAATATACAATAATTTACGTAAACCATCTGCCTTGTCTGTCACACAAAAATCCTTTTTAATGCAAGGGTCATACTCCAATGACAAATTTGCTTTTTGTAATGTATATGAGGAAGGTCCTATGAAATTTGCATATTTAGACTGGGAAAATAAGTTTTTATATTCGGTTAAAACATTTTGTTTCAATAGTTCACTTATAGGAAAATTGGTGTCGTATTTACCACATAATATATATTTTATCGTTTTTTTTAGATGATTGCTTAATAAATCGATATCTTCAATTGGTTTATCATGTTCCTCTAATTCTATTTCGATTTCATATTGTTCACTTGCTTCAAAAATTCCTGAATTAGTCATATTAGATACGTTCATTTTCATCTTTACAATACTCATATCTACGACAAGTCCTGGCATATTTTCATGTCTCAAAGACAACCTATTCATAAGTCTAAATGTTTTAGAGGTCTTTTTGAATTTACTTTCCAAATTATTTATTTCATATTCGCTACATGGTATTTCTTTACATAATACCGTTTTAAATCCGTATTCATTATTGGTTTTGCTAGATATTCGTGTTTTTTTTATATGGGTCGTATCCTCTGACATAATATTTGTATTACAAAATCCTTGAATATTAGATAATCCGAATATTTCAGACCGAATATTGTCAACCGAATCCGTTTCACAATTCATATAATCTTTATTATTGGAAAAACAAATTTTTAATAAATGCTTTTCATAGTCTCGTTTGAACCCATTTTCCAACAAAATGTTATATATATTTTCAAATACACTTTTTTGATGGATTGTATTAAACCTGAATTCTAATTCCAAATTGGATTGCGAATGAACCACCGATTTATTGAATAAATTCAAACTTTCCAGTATACTCATATATATATCTTATATACATTAATTAAATCAATTTTGAATGTTTAAAATAATTTACTATTTGGTCATATAATTCTTTTTTTGTTTTTCCAATAATATTCATTGTATTTGCCATTTGTTTTAATTCATCTAATTTGTAATAAGTGATACTTCGTAAAGGTTTAAAAATATCATTTATTTTGTAAAGTAAATTATCTGGTTTATTTGTCCATTCATAAGATTCAGATAAATAATAAATAGGATAAAGATCATTTACTATAAATTCGTGATAACAATAGTCTGAATACCATACTATATTCATATTCCATACTAAACACAATGAATTTAAAGTAAACAATTTAATATTAGGATTTTGTAAATCGTCTAATAATTTATTTTTATGTTTTATATTAAGTAGTTCTAATTGTTCGGTTACCTTTATTTTCTCTATGGTTTCATTGTACTTTTCTAAAAACATAGTTTGTTCATAGCGTTTATGATAAATTGTATAAAATAATTTATCATAGACTTTAACCACAGGGGGAGGTTTTTTTTTGTGATTTACTATTTTGAATTTTGGATTAAAAAAATGTTCGTGATTCAACATAGTTATTATATATTCATATTTTTAAATCTTTTTTGATTTCATTCATTTTATGTTCGATGGAAACTATATCTTCTTCCTTTTTTTCAACATATTTGATATAGTCTTCTATTTGTTCTAAAATAGGTTCACTTAACTTATCCATTTGAATAAATGTACCATTATTATTTTCACTATATGGAATACTAGGGTCTTTTAAAATAATCTTTAAAATATGAATTTGCTCCTCTTTTGTATACCCATCTATTTTTTTTGAAATAGATATTAACGATTTATTCATATATTATAAGTGTATAGGTTATATTTATATAATTTCAGCTATAATACTAATAAATGTATCATTCAATTCAAATCTATGTCCCAATACTTTTACCCGAATAGTTTCATTTTCATTGTAGCGTTCCATATCTACATTCACATTATGTTCATTACTAATAAAGATATTCATTGGATTATTCTCTTCTTTAATAATACATCGTAACCCGATTTTATTTATGTTTTTAATGATGCAATATAGTTCCATATCCTCATAAGGCATACAAGCCTCTACTTCAAAGACAACTATAAATTCAACTTTAGACCCATACAATAATCCAGCAGAATAATTTATTACTTTGGATGCGTTGTTTTTTATATATCCTTCATTTCGACATTTTCCTTCGATGTATGTTTGAACATAAGACTTAAAATAAGAACTCATATCGGAACCAATCCTATTATAAGGAACCAAAAGTTTTTCGTGAATAAGTTGTTTATGAAATAAGTTGTCCATATTATACTATTTATATTATATATTAATCAATTTTTTATATCCAATTGTTTTATTTCATATTTACAATAAAAATATTTTGTCTCTTTATCGAGATTATCTAAATATCTTAAATACAATTCCAATATAATTTCTAAAATAGTTTTTCGAGATAATTTAGAGGTTTTTTTAGGAAGTAAAGATTCTTTTCGTGTTTTCAAAATGGATTGTATAAAATCCATAATTTTTTCTTTAGGTCTATAATCAAATTCTGGACGTTTCACTAATCGTGATTGTGAAATTAACTTGATATAACCCAAATGAGAACTTTCCTTTTTTTTAAACTCGAATATAGGTTCTTGGTCTATTTTTTCCCATCGTATATCCTCTTCTAGAGAATAGACTTCTATTTTCCCGCGTTTGTCTTTGTCATTGGTCATCGTATTATTCAATATAATTGTATTGTTTTGAACATATTTACGATAAAGTATATCTTTTATAGGTTGTTTGTTTTGGGTATGGATATAATTCAACAAATAAATCTGGTCTTTTATGTTCAAGTAGTCGAAGTTTCGCTCGAACACCAATGATTCCAATAAAGAGTCATCTTTCAATATATCTGTAAATGAATTGGTTATATCAGTAAAATCTTTATATAGAATTGTATTTTTTATTTGTTCTATTATATCATGAATGCTTTGCTCAAAAGATAAATAAGTTTCATTGTCTTCTTTTTTTATATAAATAGGACTCATTTCAACTGAATCTTCTTGTATAGTTGGCATCATTCTTTCATAGGCACTTAAATACTCATATTCATCTATATCAGGCTGAAACAATAATAAATCGTGTATTTTTATAATTTTTCCCTTTTCATCGTATTTATCATATATATCTTCATACATTAATTTATCTAATGCATATGTATATTCTTCATCTTTCATAAAAGGATACAATTTATACATATGGTCTTTTAATTCATCATCTTGATATATATGCTTTTCTTTAAATTTTGATTTTAAACTATATATAATTTGATGGTTATTAAGATGTTTGTAATTATAGGTAGACTCGTCGGTATTTGTTTTGGGCACATCATGGTTGATACAAGTATATTCACAACTTTCTTGATAATCACAAATATTAGTATATGGTTTGTCTTTTATTGGGAAATCGTGAATTACTTTACCATTGCTTAAAGACAACATAACACTTTTTTTTATGGTTGCAAAAACTTTTTGTGATTCATTCAACAAACAATCTACCGAAACTTGTTTCAATACCTTGGAGACATTGCCAATGATTTTATTTTTTTTTTCATTCAATCTATACATATACATATCTATCGGTTCCATAGATCCGGTACTTGTTGATATAGGTTCAACACTATGTAAAAATATTTGAACGTTTCTTTTTTCATTAGGTAATTCTTTATGACTACAATTTCTACGTGCTCGACCAATCACTTGTTCAATACGATTCATATTGTACCATGGTTCTAAGATATGAACTTGTCTTATGTTTTTTAAATCGATGCCTTCTGTTCCAGTTTGAGATATGATAACCACCTTGATTCTTTCGCCATTGGTATTATCATTGGTCAACGCAGTAATGTCTCTATTTATGTTTGGAGATAACTCCTTATTACCGCATATAATAGAATATTTGAACTTATGTTTACGATTTTGTATTAAGTTTTCTGACCCAAATCTACCATATCCCATTTCTTCTAACGCTAGGGCCATAGGCAACACTCCATAATATATCCATTGAGAATATATTAATATAATGCCGTCTGATTCTCTTATGCCGTCTGATTCTCTTATGTTGTCCAATATGGCTTTTATTTTTGTACTATATTCACCTATTTTATCGTATTGAAATATAGGTTCCTTTTTATAGGTAAACGAATGCATTACTTTGGGTTTTCCAGTTAATTCCCAGTCCATAATGTCTCTTATACCTTGTTCGTTGTCTTCTTCATATTCTAAATCAGTCGGGTATGATATATTTAAACATTGTAAGGGTTTTAAAAGTTCGGTATAACTAAGACCTCCCCCACTTTTTTTCTTATATTTTTCTATAGAGAGCATATAGAAATCTTGTTGTGTTTGTTCTAAGGGAGACAAATATAAATCCAAGTGCTCAATATGTTGTTCAAGTGGTTTATAGTTGAATAAAAGTCTAGGATAATTTTGTTGAGTAACAAAAGAACGAGACTCATCAAACAATTTTGGTGAAATAAGATGAGGAAATGTATAAGGATTTTCGCCTCTAACATAAGATATATATCCATTAGCCATATGAATTAATTTCTCTTCACCACCTTTTTTGAAAGTTCCGTCATTATTAAATATCTGAGTCTTATGAATAGGTTTTTGCTTATCATTCTTATTCAATATATTCAACATATACACAATTTCCTCAGCACCATTAAACATAGGAGTCCCTGTTAAAAAAATAAGTTTCATATAATTTACTTTATCCACTAAAAACTCTAAATATTTAGCTACTTTTTGCATTTTATTATTTTCTTCTACTGTTTTTATATTATGTATTTCATCGATTACTATCATTCGATCTTCAAAGTCTTTTTTTAATACATCTATTTTTTTTTCACGTTCTTCAATCATATTTGCAAACTCGATATAACCTTTGAACTCATAATATTTATTAATAAGTTTTCTAATTTTTCGAATGATAGTTATTTTATCCAAATCATTTACGTTTGAAAGTCCTACTTCATCTAGTAACGATGACCCTAAACAACCATAAATTACCCATTGTCCGTTTATTTTTTTTAGTTTATTTTCATCAAACAATTGTAATTTGAAATTTTCTTTAACGTTTTCAGAGGCGACAATTAAAATAGGTTTGAAGTTGGGATGATATTTTATATATTTACGCGTTTCTTCGGTAATTCCAATGGCCGAACACGTTTTACCACTACCTAATCCGTGGTATAACAACAATCCATTGTAATAACTATTATAAGAAATAAATCTTTTTACAAATTCTTGATGTGGTGCCAATGTAAAAAAGGTATCTTTGCAAGATTTTTCACTTGAATCATATTTGTAATCAAACTCCTTTTTATTATTTATTTTAAATTGAAACTTTTTGTCTTTTATCAAAGGATACATAAAATCCCTATTGAGTGGATTTGATACTTTTACTTTAATCATTACAATACAATAAGAAAATACTTTAGGTATATTTTTCTATTTTTTTCAAAGCATCAAGACATGCCAATTGTTCAGCCTTCTTCTTTATTTTATGAACACCTGTACCAAAATGGATATTATTACTAGGTTTAATATTATCTAGTGACTTTATCAAATCAAAACTAACACAATTATCATTTCCAAGACATAAATATACACCCATAGTATAACGTAATTCTTCGTCTTGGTTAATAATTTTATATTCAGGTGTACATTTGAATTCTTTTTGAATTTTAACTTGAAAAATGTTTTTGTAGTTGTCATCGTTTTCTAAAATTTCATTCCAATCGACTAATGCGTTGTATACATTTTCAATGAATAATTGACAATAATGAATACCATTTCCCATTAAAAAAGTTTCATCTTTTGTTTCATTCGTATCTAAAAATAATGCTCCTAGAAACGATTCAAATAAACATCCTAGTTTTTTGTAATTACATCTATTTTTTTTTTCTTCGCTTTGTTTTGATAATAATAACCATTTATGTAATCCCAATTTATAGGCTAATTTACCAATATGGTCATTTTTTACCAAATTAATTTTTTTTTCTGTCATAAATCCTTCATCCGCATCTGGAAACCTCTTATATAAATAATATTTAGTAATCATTTCTAATATACCATCTCCAATAAATTCGAGTCGTTCGTTTGAACTTTTCTTCAGTTCAATACAATTATATGGACATGATAAATAATTCATATTGGGTTGTTTTATATAAGAACTATTCACAAAAGCTCTGTTCCATAGATTCATATCTACGACTTTATGATAAATATCAAATGTTCGTAAAATTGTCTCAATGTCTTTTTCTTTGATCAAGACATTTTTTTCATTATAAGGATTTAATATATCGTCCATTGATAAATAATATAAATATTATTTATATTGTAAAATAAAATATTATAGATATATATATGCCTTATATTGCCAAGATACAGTCTAGGGTAAACCACACCGATGCTTGTTCTACTGGAAACAAAGAAGCTGGATTAGTAAATGGTTGGGAATTTGCTAGTATTCCACAAAATATTTTAAAAAGTAAAACACCTACTGGATTGGAATTTTCTTTGACCGGTAGAGCGAACTTGCAATGTTGCTCAGCAAATCAAGCTGGAGGATGCCGTCCTTATGTAAATCCAAGAGGACGACTTATGTAAATCCAAGAGGACGAAATAACACCGGCGTATAATTTAAAGATATAATGATATATGATTATATGATTATATTAGATTGTCGCGAAAAAGAAATGATTCGTTTCATAAATGAAACAATGGAACCTAATTCATTCAAAATAGAACCCCTACATTTAGGTGATGTTCTTATTTCTGACAAAATTATTATTGAACGTAAACAATGGAACGACTTAGCCTCTAGCATTATAGACGGTAGATATAGCGAACAAAGTGCTCGTTTATTACAAGCCAAAGAAGAAGGCTATGTCGTTTATTATTTTTTAGAAGGAAATTTAGAATTATACAAACCTAGGGGTATTTCTAAGGAAACATTAATGAGTTGTGTATTTAGTTTAACGTTTGAAAAAGGTTTTTTTGTAGTAATGACGAAAACACCTAAGGAAAGTGTAGATTATATTATAAAATTTTATCACAAATATAATAAAACCACCATACCTAATAGACAGAAATATGGTATACTAACAAAAAAGAAAAACTCACAAATTACAAAGGAAAATATTAGTACGTTAATGTTGTGTCAAATTCCTGGTATTCATTCTACAACGTGTTCTATATTATTAGAACATTTTGGAACCATTCAAAATATAATATATGAATTAAATCAAAATGAGACCTTGTTTGAAGACTTTACCTATATGAAAGATAACAAAAAAAAATCATTAAATAAAAATGTCATTGTTTCGTTGAATCAGTTTCTGCGTAAATAATGCGATGGTTCTTTGTTTTCACTATTTGGATATAATACTATTTTATCATCACCTATTCCAGGTGTTTGATTATAAGGGTCTATGCCTGGTAATATATTTTGATTATAAGGAGGATTGTCTCTAGACGCATCTAACACTTTAGGATATCTTGGCATACTATGGTTCATAGATCCTATAGGTATATCGGTATCAAAACTTGGTTTTATTTCATAGTTTTCTTGACCTTGGGTATCAAATACTTTTTCTAAATACAAAATTGGACAATTTAATTTATTATGTTTTTGCCACTGTATATATTCTTTGTATTCTTCTAAATTATTCAAAATAATAGGGTTTACCCCAGGTATTTTAGCCATTTTTGGATTATATACCATAATATTTTCTCCATTTTTTATCATAGTTGTTGGACATTGACCGCTTACAAAGGTTTCTTTATTTACTTCATCATTAATTATAAATAAAATTCCCATAATAAATAATATTATGGATGAAATAATAATAACGTATTTTTTCATAATATAATATATATATATATTAATGAATGTGTTAAAATTAAATCATGAAAATAGAGACCAATTTAATTCTTTATTGAATACAAGATGTATTGTTTTATTTTTTCATCCACAATGTGGTCATTGTGTTGAGTTGAAACCTACTTGGGAAAAATTAAAACAACAAAATAGAAATAGTCCACTAAATATTTTGGAAGTTAATGCTGAAATGTTAGACGATGTAAATCATCCAGTAAAGAATTCTGTAAGAGGTTTTCCGCAAATTGTCCGTTTAGAAAATGGAAAAGTTATGGAAGAATTCAGTCAAACACGAAGTTTAGAAAACTTGAATTCATTTATAAATAACTCGTCAAAAATATTGTCAAACCAAATGGAAGAATTATCAAAAAATATGTTATTAAAAAATTCAGGATTTAATAATTCTAAATCCAAATCTAAATCTAAATCCATTAAATCCATTAAATCCAAATCTAAATCCAAATCTAAATCTAAATCCAAATCTAAATCTAAATCCATTAAATCCAAATCTAAATCCAAATCTAAATCTAAATCCAAATAAAATTGATTTAAAATGAAAAATATAGTTCATTAAATGACTCTACAGATTAAAATGATTGATTTTCAAGTGAGTGAAATGAAAGACGAGTTTAAAATCCAAATGTATGGTTTAGACGAACATCGTAAAACATATTCTATTACTGTAAATCATTTTAATCCATTTGTATATATTTTAGTTCCCAATATTTGGTCTAAATCTAAAACGGACGATTTTATACAACATTTCAAAGATCACGATGACAAATATATCGCCAGATCATCATCAGAAAATATTGTTTCATATGAATGGGTAAAGAAAAAAACTCTTTATGGATTTGATGCAAATAAATATTATAATTTTGTATATATTTCGTGTAAAAATATGTCGTTTATTTACAAATTAAAATCATTGTATTACGACAAAGAAACGCAACAAATAAACGAGGGATATTTATATCAGAATTTTCGTACAAAAATATACGAATGTATGATTCCTCCTTTGTTACGATTCTTTCATATTCAAAAAATAAGTCCATCTGGATGGATAGAAATCAATACCTATAAAAAATATACAACAAAACGAACACATATGGATATGGATATTGGGTGTCATTACAAAGATATTATATCTCTAGATAAAGATGATATAGTTCCCTATAAAATTTGTAGTTTTGATATTGAGGCAAGTAGTAGTCATGGTGACTTTCCCGAAGCCTCTAAAGATTACAAAAAGGTAGCTTATGATATTGTTTATTTCTTAGAAAATGTACCTAAAGACGATTATGCCTATTTATTAGAAGTATTACTTGAAAATGTATTTGGTTTCAAAGATACTTTACATATAGATAAATGTTATCCTAAAGAGAAATATACTTGTTCTCAATTTAAAATTCATATGGAAAAATTATATAAAAAAAAAATATCCACTACCAAAGAAACAGAATATAAAATAAAAAAATATTTTTCTAACGATTATGATGAAGAAAAAATTAAAGTAAGAAAAGTAAAACAAGCCGATATATTAACTATGTTGATGGACGATAAATTAGATAATCCAAACAAAATAGCACATATGATTACCTTATTAGATAGTATATTTCCTGAATTATCTGGCGATCAAGTTACTTTCATTGGGTCTACTTTTGTAAATTATGGTGAAGAAAAACCCTATTTGAATCATTGTATTTGTTTGAATGATACTAGCACTATTGTAGACAATCAAATCATTGAGTGTTATGATAATGAAAAAGATGTTTTATGTGCTTGGAGTAAATTAATAAAAAAGGAAGATCCTGATATCATTATTGGATATAATATTTTTGGGTTTGATTATCCGTTTATGTTTGAAAGGGCAAATCAAACAAATTGTAAGGATGAATTTATGATTTTTGGTAGACATAAAGAGCAAAGTCAAGAATTAATAGAAACCAGTATTGTATTAGCATCTGGCCCATTTGAATTAAAATTATTACCTATGACTGGACGACTGCAAATTGATTTGTATACTCATATGCGCAAAGAATATAATTTACCTTCATATAAATTGGATTATGTATCATCTTATTTGATGAGTGATAAAGTAACCCATTATGAAAATAATTCGAATGATACGTGTATGATTTATACTAAAAATATGAAAGGATTAGAACTATATAGCTATGTTCATTTTGAGATCCAAAATCATTCTAGTGAATTGTATTTGGATGGAAAAAAGTTTAAAATTATAGAAATGAACACTGAAGGGTTTGTTATTAATGATGTATTAGATATAAAGTATTCATTTACATGGGGATTATCGAAAGACGATGTGTCTCCTAAAGATATTTTTGAAATGACTCGAAAAGGTAAAGAAGAACGCGGATTAATTGCCAAATATTGTATTCAAGATTGTAATTTAGTACATCAAATCTTTCAAAAAATAGATGTGATGACTACATTCACTGAAATGAGTAAATTATGTAGTGTTCCAATTACATTTCTAGTTTTACGCGGACAAGGTATTAAACTAACCAGTTATATTGCTAAAAAATGTAGAGAAAAGGATACATTAATGCCTCTTATTTCAAAAGGAAACTCACGAGATGCTTATGAAGGAGCCATTGTATTAGAACCTAAATGTGGTCTATATTTAGATGTTCCTGTTGCGTGTGTGGATTATAGTTCTCTTTATCCGTCGTCTATTATTAGTGAAAATATTTCACATGATAGCAAGGTATGGACAAAAGAATTTAATTTAGACCATACTATAAAGTTAAATTCAAGTGGTAAAGAATGTATTTATGGCACGAAAGACTATGAAGGAAACTTTATTTATGATAATTTACCAGATTATGAATATGTAGATATAACCTACGATACATTTGCATATGTTCGAAAAACACCAAGTGCTGCGGCAACAAAAGTATTGACTGGATATAAAATTTGCCGTTATGCTCAGTTTCCAAATAATGAAAAAGCAATTATGCCATCTATTTTAGATGAACTTTTAGCAGCACGCAAATCAACTAAGAAACAAATGAAAAATGAACATGATCCTTTTAAACAAAATATTTTAGACAAGCGTCAATTAAGTATCAAAATTACTTCAAATAGTTTGTATGGACAAACTGGTGCAAAAACAAGCACCTTTTACGAAATGGATGTTGCAGCATCTACCACCGCCATTGGTCGTAAGTTACTTATTTATGCTAAAGAAGTTATTGAAGGTGTATATGGAAATAGTGAAGTAGATACTAAATATGGTAAAATGAAAACACGTGCAGAATATATTTATGGAGATACAGATTCAGTATTCTTTACGTTTAATTTTGAAGATTTGAATGGTGTAAAAATAAAGGATAAACAAGCATTAGAAATGACGATTCATTTAGCAAAAGAAGCTGGTTATTTATGTACATCTTTTCTAAAAAACCCACATGATTTAGAATATGAAAAAACATTTATGCCATTTTGTCTATTGTCTAAAAAAAGATATGTGGGTATGTTGTACGAAGAAGACCCTGAAAAAGGAAAGCGTAAATCTATGGGTATTGTGTTAAAACGTCGTGACAACGCACCTATTGTGAAAGATATTTATGGTGGAATTATTGATATTTTGATGAAAGATAAAAATATCGATAAATCGATTGATTTTTTGGATAAAATGTTACAAAGCATTATAGAAAAAAAGGTAATTATGGATAAATTGGTCATTACAAAATCATTGAGATCCTTTTATAAAAATCCAAATCAAATTGCTCATTGTGTATTAGCAAATAGAATTGGTATTCGAGACCCTGGTAATAAACCAGCACCTGGCGATAGAATTCCATTTGTCTACATACAAACTACTGGAAAAAAACTACAAGGAGAACGTATTGAAACACCACAATTTATTCAAGACGAACAATTAAAAATAGATTATGGATTTTATATATCCAATCAAATTATGAAACCCATTATTCAAATATATAGTTTGGTGCTATATGATATGAGTAAATTCAATCGTCGTAAACGTTCTTTTATAGAAGAAATAAAAACCATAGAAGAAAATATCGAAGACAATGATAAAAAACAAAAAAAAATACAATCGTTAAAAGACAAAGAAGTAGAAAAAATATTATTCAGTAAATATTTGACTATTTGTAACAATAAGAAAAATAACAATCAAATGATTACATCATTTTTCAAATAGTTTTATACTCCATTATGTATGTGATTAAAAATTGTTTGCAACACATCATTGAATAATGTTAGATTTTTTTCAGATAATTTGTTTAAAAACATTAAACGCTTTTCACGTTTTTCATGTTTATCGTCGGTATTTTGTGTTAAAATATGGCGTAATTCTTCTGATAAATTCTCAATAGTATAATATGTTTTGTTTTTATAGTGTTTTCGTTTAGCTTCATATAATGTATTTTTTTTGGTTCCGGAAAATTTTTCATCGTGATTAATTATACCAATCGATAAATCAATGCATTCCCCATATTTACTCTTATATTCTTTTTGTTCTTTTTCCGATATACATGTACCAGAAGAATTGATATTATCAAATAGTAAATATCCTTGTTTTATTCTATTCAAATATATTCCAATATCGTTTATGTAAGAGGATGTTTGTCTATATCCGGTATATTGTGACATTTTTCCATTATTATTTATTTTTTTTATATCTACAGGTGTTATATTAGATAAATTATACATTCGACCAGATCCCCAACTATCATTATATTTCCCTATAAATGGAAATAATTTTGAGGGACTATATGAAGGTTTTTTAAGTTTTTTTAATTCTTTTGGTAAAGTTTTCTTTCTGGTTTTTCTACTTTTATTTGCTTTTATTGTAGTGGTTAATTTTGATAAAGTTTTTCTTACACTTTTACTTTTACTTTCACCACCAATGATAGAATTATTGTTTAATAAAGATCTTAAAATAGAGGCGGATAAAACATTTACACGACTTTCATCTATTTCATCATTATCCGAAAAAAATAAAAGATCTAAATCACTTTGATTGGATAAAATTTCTTTCATACTTTCTTCAAATTCCGGGTCACTAAACAATTCATTTAAGATAAACAAATCTACATTTAAATGTTTTTTTATATTGTTCAACATTTTATTATTTGTATTTAAATTTTGATATAAGTAACATAAGACTCCAGCAAATACAAAAAAAATATTACCACCACTTAAAACATATTTTGAATTACTTATAGGTACAATTCCCAAGTAAGACGACCATTGTTTTTTTAGTTGATAATTTATGTTAGTTACACCACAAGACAATAACTGAAGAGTATTTTCTAAATATTGATATGTTGAATTAATTGGAGGACTAATTTGAAATATAGCTTGAAAAATATTTGCTTTTGTAAAATAAGCACATATTATTTTGTATTTATACATATCTATCACTTTATTTGCTATAAGAATTTCTTGAGCAGATGGTTTTTTTGATAAATACATAGCTTCGTTCAATAAACGATACGCATAAACTATATCAGATTCATTGTATAATTGCCATATAAATATTTCTTTGAATTTTACCAACCAATTTTTCATAGTATCTGTTCTAGTCAATTGTGATTTTGTTGATTCTTCCTTTGATTTTGCTTCTTTTATTTTTTCTTGTAATAATTCTTCATAAGATTTTTCTATATTGCAAATATTATATTGTATAAACTCTACATTTCTTACTATATTATGCAATGACGATGAATTATAACTATATGTAGGGCCTTTTATAGAGTTATCTACAAATTCATTCATTTGTGAATCTATATCCAAACTTTGACTATACATTTCATCATTTATTTCATTCTTAATTTCCACATCTCCTGTATCCTGACTTAAAAAATCGGTATCATAATAACTAATTTCTATAGGTAGTCCCTGAGAATTAGCAATTGATTTACTAAGATTTAAATTAGAAACATTTGTTAATGTATTCATTGAAGAACCACCTTTGATAGTTTTTCTAGGTTTATTTTTTTGAATCATCCTTTTATATGTCTTACTAGCTTTTCTTAGATAACCGCATTTAGAAGGATTCAATATATATACCATACATTTATATTTTCCTATATTGATAAAGTGTTTGTTATATATTTTTGGAGTTTCATAAAATCCTTCTTTTTTGTCTAATAATGTAGTATCTTTTATATCATAAATTTTTCCATAAACAAATTTTCCTTTACAAGGTTCAATCGTAGCTACACCCGACGTTCTCGGATGGTCTAATATTTTTCTAAACACCATCACATAATCTTTTAGTATTCCATTAGTTATAAATGTATAAGGAGTATATTTTCCCAATTCTTTTTCTGATAAATTTGCTCCATAACTGAAATAATACATATATATATGTATTATAATAATTAGTTATAGTACCAATTCATAGATAGCCATGGCGGAGTATCATATACCTTTTTATTCGTAATCTTAGTTAAATTTGGTCCAGATGCCATAATATTTTGTATCGTTTCTTCTGATATGGCATAATCGTAATATCTTAAATTAGAAATGTATCCACCAAATCCCTTTTTGTCTCCAATGGTCGTATCATAATAATTTTGTTTTGGAACATTCAATAAAATATGCTCTTTGGTCATAATTCCATTTATATATACATTAACTTTTTTATCTTTTAAAGTAATTATAGTTTGTACCCATTTTTCAATAGGTACATCATCTATTTCAATTGTCTCGTATATAGTTTCATTTTCAGAATACGTATTTATTACAAGCAATAAATGATTTTTTTCTTCGTCATAATATAAACCTGGTGAATTATTTAAAAAAGTTACATTATAATTTTCTAACGAATCGTATAAACTATACGTCCCTTTTGAAAATAGACGTTTGTATGGATTACCACTACTCAAAAAAGGGTCTTCAATATAAAACCACAAAGACCAAGTATATTCTATACCTGTCATTTCGTTTACTGAACGCATAATAGGAACAGAATTGGTTATATTTGGATTACTTGATACGATCGTCTCTTGGTTACTTTCGATCATTCCATTTACCAAATATGGACTACGAGTAGAACCATATATATATTGTAATGTATATAATCCTAAATGAAATAATACTATAAAAATGATCAATATCAATAATATTAATACAAACTTACTTATAGTGGTATTTACTTGAAAAAATGAATGTTCGACAGAAACATTTTCTGGTTTGACTTCTTTGGGTTGAACTTCTTTTTCTTGTCGCGGAGAATTCGAATTTTTCGATTCCTTATTATTGTTGTTCATAGATTTATTCTTATTTGAATTTGACATTTATATTCATACAATATAATATTTTGCTCGTTCATTATTATCTTCATAAAATGTAACCGAAGCGTTGTATTTACTAAACAAAGAGCCTACTACTACTGGATTAAATCCTTCTTTGTAAATTTTATAGGCCTTGTCAGGGGACACCAAATAATTATAATAAGATGTTTTCGATATAGACCCAGAATATCCCCCATCAGAACAAATAAAAAAATCATTATGGTCAAATTCACTCATAAATTGAACTCCATTAAATGTTTTAGTTTTTACTAATTTACCGTTCATATAAGTATCCACGTGATTGTCTCCAAATCCATAAATTACATTAAACCATTTTTGCAAAGGTATATTTTTCAAAGTAGAACTATGTTCGTTGTTGATTGAATCGCAACTATTGTTTTCGATATCCACTAAGGTTCCATCTAAACATTCATACACTTCATCTACACAGCGAACCCCCGAAGTAGACGCCATATATTCACCAGTTTCAGGATTAAAATTACATTCTAATAATTCACCCGAAATATCTTGTGTATTTTCACTACACCATAATTTTGCTTGTTCATAATTATTTGATACATCGTTGTCTGAACTATCATTTATATAAAAATCAACAATCATATCATTTTTGTAAGGGTCTAAATATATATGGGGATTTTGTTTTTTTTCAGCATTTTCGCGTTTTAAAATAGTTTTCTTTTTTCCAAACTTATAATTCCAATCGTTTACATAAATCCACATAGAAATTGAATAATGTCCGTTGCTATTATTTATAGTGTCTCGTGGTACACGTATTGTTTGAGTTGCGTCCGTGACATTTTTCACAATTCCATTATAATCTTGAAATAAATTCATATTCATAAAAATGAATATTCCTAATATAAATAATAAGATAATCATAATGATTTTACTTGTATTTTTAATTTGGTTAGTAAATATTACATAAGCAATGATTACAAATAATATAGAAGAAAGAATATTCCAAAAACTAAACAATAACATTATATTAATTATTTATTTTATTATAAATTTTTTTTATTTTATACAAAGACAATGGTTGGTCATAATATCGCAAATGAGATATGGCTCCTATGTCAGTATTTTCAATGGAACCTATTTGTAAAACATCAGTATCATTTATATACGGAGACACATTAGATTGGGTAGAAACAATTTCATTATTTACAAATAAATCAAACTGACCATTGACATAATTCATAACAATGTGGTTCCATCTTTGAAATAATATTTTACTGGTATTATAAATACGCGTTTGTTGAAATGTTTTATTATTTACTTTATCCTTTATTTCTATAACTAATTCACGAGTATTGTAATCGTAATATAAAGATGGTCTTGACCCTAAGGTCAATATTAACGCTTTGTCTCTATACTTGTCCAATAATATATTGGAATTTAAGTATAGTCCAAAAGAAATACCATAATGATATGTATACAATATTGGGTTAGTATATTGAGACAACATTTGCTTTTGTTTTTCGTTATAGAAAAAATGTTTTTTAAAATAATAATAGATCTTATTCTTTAGAGATTTATTGATTTCATGGGTGATATATTGTTTCAATTTTTCAGGATTATCTTTATATTGAGTGATTAAATCCTGAATCTCGTCGCTCTTATGTTCTTCTGGTAAAGAAGACCCATTCCACTTGGGTAGATTGACTTCACTTAATGAACGAAATTCTTCTTTATACAATGGTCCGTTATTTATGTTTTCTTTTAATTCTTTGAGTGTAAGAGTTAAAATGCTTTTATTCAAAGATTCTTTGTTACGTATCAATAATAACCCATCGTGAATATATAAATATTGATTTATCATTGGTATTATAAAAAAAAGTATAATTAATAGTATCAATATGAATCCCAAAACATACGTGGTTTTATTAGTTTGTTTGACATCATCTATAAAATAATTGATCATTAAAATCAAAATACATGGTATATAAAAAATGAAATATTTAATGACTTGAAATAAATCATCACCCTTACCAAAATCAATAGTCGTATTTCCGAAAAATATATTATATACTATAGCCATAACAACAACATAAAATAAAAATACTGCCCCAAACGATATATTTATTGTATATAACAATATATGCTTTAAGATAAAATATAATATAGCAAAACCTAAAAATATAGATACATATTGTAGTACTTTATAAAAAAACTCCATTGGATTTATTATATGATCAATAGAGACAAATAAAAACACAGCTGTCATAGTAAATAATAGGATAAAGGGTAAATATATATAATCTAAAATTTGGTAAGGATTTAAAATAAAAAAGGCGTAACCCAATAATACAAATATAGATGTAAGTATAATCTTTATATTTTGATTCAACTCTATCATTATATATATATTATAACATATTTTCCATAGCAGTTTTTTTACCGTGACAATCTCTGCATAAGGCAACTAAATTACTTATTTCGTTTGTTCCGCCATGTTCAAGTCTTATTGTATGGTCTACTTCAAACCAAGCGGGTAATTGTTTCTTGCATTCACCGCATTTCCAGTTTTGCATAGAGGCCACGTATTTTTTTTTTGTTTCACTTACACTTCTTTTTGATTTGGTTGCACCAGACGTTTCTATTTTTTCTATTGCGGTTTTTTTTGGTAAGAATGGAGTAATAAGTTCTTTAGACTCTTTGTCAATAGGTAATACTTTGATAAAGTTATTTAACACAGAAACAGTACCCATATGTCTTCCATTTGAAGACATGATATATAATCCTAAACCAAATAAGGCTATTCCAAACATTTTATAGTATTTTTTGTAAGTTTTGAATAAATGAAAATAGTAATGTTCGTGATAAGTATCATAAATCAAAAGTCCAGTAACTATAATTATCCATAATTTAAGTTGCATATATAAAGTAAATACAAATTAATACAATGATTATAAACAAAACCATAGTCCATTTTTTTTTCATGTCTAGAGTTTTTTCTTCTTGAGAGACAAATAAAATATCATCGTAATGTTTGACGTAATCTTGTTCATCTAAATAACTCATTTGTTGTTTTATATGATATAATTTATAAATAATATATCCATAGTTTACCATTTGTGAATTAGTATCATAATAATTTACAATAGAATTTTCTTTTATTATTTGAAAGAATAAGGACTGGTCTTTGGGTAAAAAAAAAGGCAATGATTCAAACAATTGTTTAATTTTTTTCTTATGAGCAATACTAGGAACATAGGAACGAGTAATAAAATATATGTATTGAAATACTATATCTATATTTATGTGAATCATATAAATATATAATATAAATAGATTTATGATAGGTAAACCCCTATGTAACAATTGTGAAAATTACGGACATTTATTTTATAATTGTAAACGTCCTATTACAAGTTTAGGTATCATATGTTATCGGTTTAATAATGATGTAGTAGAATATTTGATGATACAGAGAAAAGATACCTTAGGATATGTGGATTTTTTAAGAGGAAAATACAACGAATACAATGATTTTCATTTAAAAAATATAATCCAAGAAATGACCGACTATGAAATATCCCAAATATTGAATTTATCTTATGAAGAATTATGGGATAAATTATGGAATAAAAAAAATGAACCTTACGATATAAAACACAAAGAAAAAATGTTATTTGTATTAAAACACAAACGTCATTTGTTAGAAAATCCATATTGGTCTTTGCCAGAATGGGGATTTCCAAAGGGTCGTAGAAACTACAAAGAAAAGGATATGGATTGTGCTTTAAGAGAATTTCGTGAAGAAACCGGATATCCTATTTTCAATTTATCTTTTATCCATAACATAGTCCCTTTTGAAGAAGTATTTACTGGTTCTAATTTAAAATCCTATAAACATAAATATTATATTGGATATATGAATTATCAAGATACATTATATAATGCTAAATACCAAAAAAGTGAAATTGGTAATATGAAATGGTGTAATTACGAAGAATGTTTATCCAAAATTAGAGATTATAATACGGAAAAAAAACACGTGATTAATTGTGTAAATGAACTAATTAAAAATAGTAATATATATTAAATATGAAATACATAAATCCAAAAATAAATGTAGATAACTTAAACGATTATTTTAAACATATCAAAATAGTTGGAGATGGTAATTGTGGAGTATATGCTATTATATATAATTTAAAATATGATAGTTCTTTGAATACTTATGATGGCTTTGAAGACCTTTATAATGGAAATGGTGAACTATATTATGATGAAACCGCTAAAACACAATTTAGAACACATATGTCTCAAATATACGCCGAACAAAAAAAATTATTAACTGATCAAACAACAATAAAACGTTATGAACAAAGAGTAACGACAATCCAACGAGACAAAGAATGGTTAGTAGATACTGACATTGCTTTATTTGGTGAAGCAAATGATTTATGTATTGGTGTTTTTGAACACTTACCAAAGTTTCGGTTTACTGTTGTCTCTAATATAGATAATGGTGTCAGTTTAGACCAATGTACCAATAATATATTTTTATACAATACAGGTTATACAGAAGGGAATCATTTTGATGTATTAAGTCCATTATCAGATGCAGAAATATATAGAGATTTGACTATGGATGAAATCATTCAATACCAAGGAGCATCAGATTCTTCACTGAAACAAATTACAACTCATTTGTTTTATAAACAAAAAGATATAGTTAATTTGAACACATTTATTCGTCGTTTGAATAATCAGTTAAATATTCGATTAGATGAAAAAATTTCATTTTATACTGAACATCCAGAGAAAATAGACCAACAAATCGTATTGGAACCTGAACAAATCAAAGAAAAGAAGGTACCTGAAAAGTCTAAACCAAAACCTGAAGCCAAAATACATTTGGTTCCATTTACGGACGTAGATAATGAATTATTAAAACATTTTCCGTTATATACTCCAAACACCATACAAATAAATATGAAAAAGTTTTACTTGAACGACCAATATGGCTTTTATGATACAATACACGAATTATTAGATGATTTATATAAAGAAACTGAACAAGATAATGGAAGTTGTGACAAATCAACGTCTGAATTTGTTATGTTAAGACATCAAAAAATAGTTCAAACATATTTAAATAGTTATACCCCTTATAGAGGATTATTATTGTATCACGGTTTAGGTTCAGGTAAAACGTGTAGTTCTATTTCTATTTTAGAAGGTATGAAACACGATAAAAAAATATATATTATGACACCAGCCTCATTACAGCAGAATTATCGTACCCAGTTACAATTTTGTGGAGACAAAATTTTCAAAACAAAAAATAAGTGGACTAAATTGGATGTGAACGAAAATTATGATAGCGTAATTCAGTTGTTCAAAGATTATTTACATTTAGACAAAGATAAAGACGAATTGGTTAAATACATTGAACAACATAAATGTGTTTGGTTAATACATGAAGGTGGTAAATATTATAATGATTTGACACAAGAAGATAAATCACAAGTAAATCAACTCATTCGTTTATTGATAAGTGTAAAATATCGTTTCATCAATTATAATGGAGTCAATAAGAAAAAATGGGAAACCATCAAACAAAATAAAAATCCATTTCATAATAGTGTAGTTATTATAGATGAAGCTCATAACTTTATTGGAAAAATATACAATAAATTATCTGTGGATAAACCATCAGTGTCTAGAGATATGTATGAATATTTAATGGACGCTCAAAATTGTAAAATTATATTGTTGTCAGGTACGCCTTATATCAATTCTCCTGCCGAATTAGGCGTTATGATTAATTTAATATCAGGATATACTACTCAATACGAATTCAAACTCAATGGAAAATATGACAAGAAGCAATTAAGAAAACAATTGGAACCTATAGAAAAATATAATGTAATAGACTATAAATTAAATGAAATTCATATAAGCAGAAATCCATATGGATTTATAACTACACCAAGTGGTGAGATTGAATACGAGAAATCGTCTTCTTACACAGAGGCTAATAGTCATAAAGCATTTGAAACAAAAATAAAAACATTACTAAATAACGTGTCAGGTGAACTATCTATAAATAAATATAAAAAAATGCCTGAAACTGAAAAAGATTTTAATAATTTATTTGTAAAACAAGAAGGATCTATCAAACTTATCCATAACAAAGATTTTTTTCAGACACGTATTGCTGGATTAATTTCTTATTTGGGAGACAAAACATCTCTTATGCCTAGATTATTGGATATTGTAGTAGAAAATATACCTATGAGTTCTCATCAGAAAAAACAATATGATATTTACAAACAAAAAGAGTCCACTAAAAAAGGCGACTCAAAAAGCGAAGGCAGTTATAAAGTATTTACTCGAGCAGCATGTAATTTTGTATTCGATGAAAAAATACCACGACCTTTCCCTACTATGAGTATAAAAACTGAAAAAGATTTCGATTATGCCAATAAAGAAGAACGAATTCAAGATGCACATGGTATCGAAGAAGACGGAGACCTTATTGTAGAAGATACCACTTACGATAACAATATAAAACGGTTTATTTCACAGATTGTTACTAATCGTCAAAATTATTTTTATAATGAACTAAAAAAAGTAGCTATTTTTGAACAAACCGATGTAGAAGATGGATTACAAAAATATAGTCCAAAATTTCATAAAATACTGGAAAATATTTTGAATAATTTGAATAAATGTCAACTACTTTATAGTGGTTTTCGACGAATTGAAGGTATAGAAATGATGTCATTGATGTTGAAATATCAAGGTTTTAAACAATTAGAAATAAAAAAGTTAGGTAATCGGTTTAAAATCGAACTTCATGGACTTCCAGGTTATACCTACAATAAACTACATGTATTTACTTTATATACAGGGACAGAAGAAAAAGAAGTTAAAGAATATATTCGTAATATTTACAATAGTGATTTTAATAAATTACCTTCTTATATGATTGATGAATTGAAAACATTGTATAATTTAGATGAGTTAGATAATATACGTGGAGACATAATTAATTTATTGATGATTACAGCTTCTGGCGCAGAAGGGATTGATTTACAAAATACTCGAATGGTTCATATTACCGAACCTTATTGGCATTATGTTCGAATAGAACAAGTTATTGGTAGGGCAAGGAGAATTTGTAGTCATAGTCGATTACCAAAAGAAGAACAAGACGTCCAAGTATATATATACATAAGCGAGTTAAAAGATGATAATAAAATGATATCTACCGACGAATTTTTGTATAAAATTATGAATGAAAAACATATGTTATCAGAATCCTTTTTGAATACTTTAAAAGAAAGTGCGATTGATTGTGTATCCCCCAATAAATGTTTTAAATTTCCAAACAAAGAAAAACGAAATAGAGTCTATGAATTGGATTACAAAAAGGAACCACAACAAAAGAAAAAACGAAACAAAGAGTTTATGAATTATTATATAGAGGTATACGGTAAAAAAATTCCAATTTTGTACAATGAGAAAAAACCTCATGAAGCTTATATACAAAAAGATAAAAAACTGAATAGTTTTAATGTAATAAATAAAAAAATTATTTATAATGGTAAACCATACAAAATGAATAAGAATAAACTATTATAAACTAAATTACTTTCTTTACATACACTATCTTTACAATAAGGTAAATTATATGGACACATATCTGGTTTGGGGATAGTTCAATAATTATGTTTACAACTCAATTGGTTTACATTATATGAACATAATGTATCATTGGTAGAGTCTAAACTATCTTCGCATACTCCTAATTGAGTATCTTATACCGAACCCTCACAAATAGGCAATTCTTTTGGACACATATTTTCTTGTGGAACTTTACTATAATCGTCTTTACATTATATCCATATATTAGATTGTAGAACGATATTGTATGGTTTGATATATTTTGATATAGGTGGTTCTTTGTATGGAAGTGGTATAGGATACTCAGGTATTTTGTCTTTATGTATAGTATAGTCATTGGTCATAGGCATTACATATTCACCTTGTTCATTTTTTTAATATGGAAATTAATTCATACATTTTGTAAGTATTCCTGAACAATTGTTCATTTATAATCTACATAACTTAGTTGACCAATAAAATATTGGTAATAGGATTATACAACATATTTCTATCTAAATCACTCACACTATATAAATATTCACACAATATACCTATTGTATCCTCAAGGTCATATGTATTACCTTGAGGATAAGATTCATAATTTTCATATTCTATGTAATTTCCAAATATATCTTTTTGTCTCATCCTTCCATTGTAGCAATACTGATGCGAATCTGATTCTTTACATTTTACATGATCTATATTTTTAGGTAAAATTACTGGTAAAGAAGAATTATTCAGAGTTTCATTTTCTAAAGGAAACAATTAAAATTGTTCTTTTATAGACCATACGAATAATACTAATAAAAAAATACATAATAAAAAAATAGTTTTTTTCATTATATTAATCATTTATAATAATACTGGACTACATTTACCAAATTTAACTCCACACTCATACCCAACACATTGCTCGTTTTCATTGCAAACATAATTTTTGTATTTTGAATTTATAGTTTCTCCATAATTCGCTATACATTTATTTCCTCCATCACCATTGGCATCTTCGTCAATTATTCCACTATATCTAGTGTCTCCATCACCATTGACATCTTCGTCAATTATTCCACTATATCTAGTTTCTTCACAATCTTTACTAATATTGGTTCCATTGATTAAATTTGAATTGTCTAAATAATTACATATATTAGTTTTTACAAACGATGAAGTATTAGCATCATATGTGATGACATTATTTCCGCTTATTTCTGGATCAATATAATCACTCTTATAAGGAGTTGTGAGTCCTCTAAAAAGATTAAAATACTCTTCGTCTGACTCTTCGCCTGATTCGTTGCTTGAATATTTACCCATCATATCATAAGATAATTTTCCAATGGATACAGAATTTAAAGACTTATTATTGGTGTTATATAATGCGGACCCTTCGCAATATACCGGATTCAAACTAGAATCAGAATCGCAATAGGGTTTAAAGACACCATTTGAGTTTTCAATGGGTGTATAGTCATTATCATGACATTTTAATTTACCAAAACAATAAGAATACCGATTTGTGTTTTCGTCGCTCATTCCACTAATATCTTCTCTTTTGTTCCAAAAACCTTTGTGTCTCGTATCGTTCATATCTACTTTTGAAATCACTATATCTTTATAATTACCATTGAATGTATTTTTATTATTGGGTCGTGGATTCCATAAAAATAATTCTACTTTTTCAACCCCTTTATGAGATACACCTACACCTACATCAGCCTCTGCCGTTGGTGCCTCTGCCGTTGGTGCCTCTGCAGCTGGTGCCTCTACCGCTGGTGCCTCAGAGGGACCAGCGGTAGATCCACCTACATCTGTAGGTGGAGGTGGAAACCCTGGAATATAAGTTATATCGGCTATACTGTCTAAATAAGATTGGGAAGCTCCTAGAATATATTTTGCTTTATTTCCTACACTATGAAAAATACGATCTACATCCGTATGATCTTCATCCATAGAAAGAACTATTCCAGGAAAATCATCATCTAAAGAATTGGAGGCAACCACATTAGTTGATTCATTATCTTTGTCTTGAGACCATGTAATCGTACCTAATGGAGTAGTAGATTCATAAGTATCATAATAATTTATCTTCAATATACGATTTGAACTGAAGTCATAGTTAGAGTACAAACTACTATTATAATAATTGGGTTCGTTTATTTTTCCATATGAATCATATAAGGCATTTATATTTACACTAGTATTTCCCTTAAATGGACTTTTTGAATATTGGTCATTATAACTTTGTCTTAAAACTAATTCCCATTGACCAAATGGTGACTTTTCAGTAAACCCTTCTTTTGTAAAATATTCAATAAAGGGTAATACTAAGAAACATATAAATACTATAATTAATAATGTTTTTAATTTATTTTTCATATTATAAATATACATTATTTTTTTTGTTTTAATATTTTAATTTGAGATTCCAATATTTTTTCTAATATTAAATTTTGTTGATAAACCATTTGTTTAAGTTCCAATAATTCAGAAGACATAATAGGTTGATTTATTGGAGCATGTTGATTAGTCACAGGTGCGGGTTGATTCATTGGAGGATGAGACATGACAGGTTCGTCATTTGAATATATAACGGGTTCTTTTTTTGGAGTCATCATAGGTTCTTCATTTTGTCGTTCCTTTTGTTTTTCAGCAATAAGTTTATCTAGGTCTTTCAAAGGTTCTTCTTCTACATTATCACTAAAATCTATAATAGGTCTTTTTTCACTTGGTATTAAGTCTTTATAAGTTACTTCCTTTATTTTTACTCGTAAAATAGAAATAATCTCATTAATATCTTTAGTTTCTTCTATAGTTTTTTCAAAAAGTTCTTGTATTCTGGGAAGTTCGTCTTCTCTGCATTGATCAAAAACATTTTGCTTTAAACATTCATTCCATACTTGTGCCTTATATTCCATTATAATAGGTCATAGTTTATACCATTATATCATTTTATTATAAAATATATTTCGATAAGCATTCATTTTATGGTCACTGATTCGATGAGTCAAAAAATATTGTACTTTATGTTTTTGTTCTAATAACTGTACAATAGTATATAAACAATACATACCACATTCTCCATCTTCATATTGATGCCTCATTTTATTTGTATATACTTTCATATCTATATTTAATTCATGACATTCATTAACAATACGTTTGGTTAATTTATAAATTGGTTTTGGCATTTGTAAACCATTAGAGTCTAAATATAATATATATTTATGCTCTAAATTAATAAACATACATACCCAATGAGAACCACTTTTATCATGGGTATCCAAATTAAAAATTATTCCTATATATTTTTTTTGTTGTCTCAATTGTCCTTTTATACTTAAATTACAAATCTCAGGCCATATACATCTTGAACCATATTTCTCATCAAAGTCAATTGGTGTTGGACCTAAAAATATGAACTGAGGATAGGTCTCCTCATATTGTTTCATTACTTTAACAATATCTACGCTACTTAACCATTCAGATTTATTACTATTCCACGATGAAGGACTAATTGGTGCAAATAAATTCATTTTCATATCAAGTGTATTGTCTACCAAACATTTTTGATGACTGCAAACGGATAAATAACGACGAAGTGTATTTATAATGTTTTTTTTTTTTCGGGTTTTGATTAATTTATGAGGATTTTTTTTATTCCAATTGTCTCTCATATTCATTACTATATCTTCATTTAAACATAAATCATATTTTTTATATTTTGGATGACATTTCAAA